GAACAACCAATTTATAACGAAGAAGTATACTTCGATTCAACAGACGGACAAAACGATGACGTATTTGGTTATACACCAAGATACGCAGAGTATAAATACATAAATTCATCAGTACACGGAGAATTCAGAACAACTCTAAATTTCTGGCACATGGGTAGAATATTTAACTCAAGACCATCATTAAATCAAGACTTTATAGAAATGGACAACACAGACGTAGAAAGAGTTTTTGCAGTCAATCAAGACGCAGAAAACCTTTATGTCTACTTACATAACAATATCATGGCAACAAGACCAATGGTATACTTTGGAACACCAACAATTTAAAAATAGAAATTATGCCTTACAGTAAAAGAAAACCAATTAAAAAAATGCGAAGCATAGGCTTTAAAAAAAGACTAAAACTTCAAAAAAAGAAAAGTAATAAATACAATTCTTTCCGAATCGCAAGAGGCGGAATAAGACTTTAAAAATAAGTCAATACATATGGCACAGTGCATCACACCTGGAAACAGAACACAAGAATACAAAGATTATAACGGTAGAAACCGAACAATAAATTACCCTTGTGGAAAATGCGTAACATGCCTAAAAAGAAGATCATCTCAATGGTCATTTAGATTAAGTCAGGAAGCCCAAGTCTCATCTTCAGCTTCCTTTCTTACTTTAACATATGCACATCAACCAATATCCGAAAACGGATTCCCAACACTTGTAAAAAAAGACTGGCAACTCTTTATGAAGAGACTAAGAAAAAAATGTCCCTTATATAAACTAAAATTCTACGCATGCGGAGAATATGGGACACAAACATTTCGCCCACATTACCACGCTATAGTCTTTAACTTACCACACAGAATAATATCAAAACCCCAAATCATTACTGATTTATGGGGACACGGACACACAATGACTACACATTCAAACGATTTAACAATTAATTATGTATCAGGATACATAATGAAAGATAACATTAAACCACAAACAAAATGGGATGATAGACAAAGGGAGTTCTCCCTTATGTCAAAAGGTATGGGGATCTCCTACCTTACACCACAAATGATTAAATTTTACAGAGACAGAGAATTAACAGCAATACAAAAAGAAAACGGGCATTTCATATCAATGCCCAGATACTATAAAGAAAAAATATTCGATAAACACGAATTAAAAAAAATCTATACAGATTTACTAAACCACATGGAATATGTGGAAAAAGAACCTGTCAAAATAAGACAGATTATTAATAAACATAAAAGAGATTTAAAAACTAAAAGACTTACAATATGAAAACAAAAGCAATTAAAGTTTATACTTGGTTATCTAAACAACCAAAACCAACAAAGAAAATGTCAACAGAAAAGTTGACTCAACCTGACCAAACATTAACAATTCGCGACCTACTAGATAACCACTCTCGTGGTATACCTTTAGGAGTAAAAGAAAGAAAAGGAGAATACTTCGACACTCCAATCCCTCGCTTCGACGATTTAACAGACATGTTAGAATACAAAGCTCAACTTATGGATAGAAACAAAGAGCTTAATAAGCAAATCAAAGCAGAGAAACAAGCTGCTTTAGATAAACTCAAAAAAATACCAGCAGAAGTGCCAGAAGATTTACAATCTTCGCCTTCTCTGGAGCCGTCGGCAGACAAATAATTGCGAAAAGTCTACAGCTCCAAGCGTTGAAAACGCGAAGAAACTGTAGCAGCAATTAAAAGCACTAATATACTACTTGATATATTAGTGCTAATTGACACCAAAAAAAAGTAAATGAGTAAAAACCCAACGCAATACAATGGAGTAGGGGCAACGAATAACTAAAAAAAAAGGTTCAATTACAAAAAATTAAAAAAAAAACACTATATTCAAAAATAATAAGAAGCATAATATATATTATGGTTCATTTTAACACTAAAATAATTTACTAATGGAAATTAAAAATACACAATTCAAAACAGAAGACCAAAAAAAGCAAGACGAAACGATACGAAAAATAGTACTATCGCACTGCGTAGCTTGCCACCAACAATTAGATTTACTACAACTTAGACTAATAAATTTCGACGACTTAATAAAAGGCGTCATAGATACAATTAAAACAACAAAAAACTTGTTAGACCAACAAGAAATCAAAAAAGACGAGAAACCTAAACTTAAAAAAGTATAATGGGACCACTTACACCAGCATTAATAACAGGACTAGGTTCACTAGCAAGCACATTTCTAGGAAATATAGGCTCAAAAAGCCGTCAAAAACTAGCAGATAAACAAAACGTAGAGTTTTGGAAAATGCAAAACCAATATAACCTACCTAAAAATCAAATGCAAAGGCTAAAAGATGCGGGATTAAATCCCAATCTTATATATGGCTCGTCACCAGCTGGAGCTTCAGGCTCCGCTGGTTCAATAGCTCCTTCAAAGGCAGCACCTTACAACTTTCAAAACCCTGTACCACCTTCAAACTTGTTAGTAGCATCTCAAGTAGAACTTAATAAAACTCAAGCGACTAAAAATTTAGCTGACTCAGCTAAATCTGGCGCAGAAAAAGCTAAAATAAATGCATTACTTGGAGACCAAGTAAAACAATTACAAATAGGCAACGATATAGCAAATATCAAATTAGAAGTAACAGGAAAAACCAAACAATCTCAAATAAATCAGATTGTAGCAAATTCAAATATAGCCGAACTAGGCGCAGTTGTAAAACAAACAGAAGCTGATTACGCTAAAAGAGGCTTAAAGATGGACACTATAGGTCAACTAATGACCTCATTAAACTTAAGTCCTATAAACTCAGAAGATCAAAAAATTATAAAAGCTCTTATCGGAGCATGGTATGCAGGAGGTATGTTAAAAAACATACTAACCCCTGCCCTAGCCGGTAAAGCTCAAAAATTCATAAATAAATAAAATTATGTCAATATTTTCAAAGGTAGCAATGCCAAAACCAGCGTCAAATACATTTGACCTGTCACACGATAGAAAATTCTCCATGAAACTCGGAGAAATAACACCAATATTAATAAACGAATGTGTCCCAGGAGACAAATTCAATATATCATCAACAAACCTATTAAGGTTTGCACCATTAATCGCACCAGTAATGCATCAATCAAGCGTATATATACATTTCTTCTTTGTACCAAATAGAATACTATGGAGCAACTGGGAAGACTTTATATCAGGCGGAGAAGACGGATTAGCAGACCCAGCATTCCCAGTAATAAAACCAAACGCAACGATAGCAACAGGATCCCTACTAGATTATTTAGGATTACCAACAGGACAAGCAACAGGAACAGATACATTTAACGCTTTACCAATATTAGCATATAATAAAATTTACAATGAATACTACAGAGACCAAAATATGGTACCTGTAAAATTAACATCAGAAGCAGTTAACGGAGAACAAACTTTAACAGATGTAACAAATCCACAAATGCAAAAAAGAGCATGGCAACATGATTATTTCACTTCAGCTTTACCATGGACACAAAAAGGACCAGAAGCAACAATACCTATTGGTACATCAGCGCCTCTTAGATATATAGATTTAGCACCTCCAGGCGGAGACGCAACATACTTAAGACAATTACCAAATCAAGGTGGAGCTCCACTTACTAACATACAAGGTGATATCAGGTCAGACGGAACAGGAGAACTTGTAACACCTAACGGTTTACTAAATATAGGAATTGATGTAACTAATAATACAGATGTTGACTTATCATCAGCAACTTCATCATCAATTAACGATTTAAGAAGAGCATTTAGACTACAAGAATGGTTAGAAAGAAACGCTAGAGGCGGTTCAAGATATATAGAAATTATAATGGCACACTTTGGAGTAAAATCATCAGACTCAAGATTACAAAGACCTGAGTTTCTGGGCGGAAGTGCAACACCAGTAACCATTAGCGAAGTTCTGCAGACCTCGAACACTGCAAACGCTACCGACCCAACACCTCAGGCAACAATGGCTGGACACGGAGTATCAGTAGGCTCATCCAACAAAGTATCATATTTCTGCGAAGAACACGGATTTATAATGGGCCTAATGACAGTAATGCCAAAATCAGCATATCAACAAGGCGTACCAAAACTTTGGAAGAAATTCGACAAATTTGATTATTTCTGGCCTGCATTCCAATCAATTGGAGAACAACCAATTTATAACGAAGAAGTATACTTCGATTCAAC